CCCGCCATATTAATTTAATGATTATGCTCCCGGTGATCCGAAAATACCTCTCCAGTCTGAGAATCCAAAAGAATATCTCTCTCTAGCTTTGTATCTTACGTTACCAGTTGTAAAGTCGCCTTCCATAGCTGTTTTCATCGGTGCTCTAACAAAATGTTTTAGACCATTAGGCACGTCTGTTTTAATGAAAAACGCATCTGTATCAGTTAAGTAATGGTTCACAGTATAACCTTGTGGAATCATTCCTTTTGACACAACTGCATTGATATCATTGTCAGCTGTTCCAACTCTTTGAGAAGATTTCATTAATCTCTCAGCTGTAAATTGTAAAGCTGAAGGTATAATTAATTTAGTACCTTGAGCTGCAATTTTTAGACCTCTTTCATCAGTCAAAGCAGCAATATCTATTAAAGATTGCTCCAATGATGTTTCATTAAGGTCAGCCGCAGTAGATAACTCATTTCTATCTGTTCCCGCAGAAATTGGGTGGTCAGTAGCACAAAGCTCTTTACCATCACCGCCTGCAGAAGATGAACTGAACGCGTTGTTTAACACATTAGCA